GCCTTCGTAGAGCAGGTCCAGACTCTCTATCGAAACCCGGAATGGGCGCTCAGGAACCTGCTCGCCGTACAGGACCAGGAGCAGAACTCCGTTACGTCCTATGACCCGAGCACGGTGACGCACAACCTCCAACAGGACATGATCCGCTACTGGGCCTCCCCACCGAGGACGCCGGACGGTCACTCTAAGTGGTTCGTCTGCCTCGGCTCCCGCCAGACCGGAAAGTCCACGGCGCCCGAGCTTCTGGGCGCTCACAGCATTATGATCAACCCTCGCTGGGACCATGTCTGCGACGCAGACACGGACAAGAGGGCCTCGTACCTTCACCAGAGAGCGCAGATTGCCTATGCGGGATGCCCTGCGTACTTCAGGCCAGCCCAAGTCTCTACTAAAGAGAGCAGGCAGCTCACTCTCCGGCACGGGCAGCAGACCTCGCAGATGCGAACCCGTACCGCGAGCGCCGAAGCGACGGGTATCGGTGAGACCCCTACGTCATACCACGGCTCCGAAATGGGCTTCTGGCCCAACTTCGCGAAATCCTGGACGCTGATCACGCCCTCGCTCCGCAACGGACGCAACGCGAGGGTCATCATGGAGTGTACTCCGGTCCCTCCCTCAATGTCTTCAGGAGAACAATGGCGCGAGTTTTGCCAGGCAGCGCGTAACTCCGGCCCAGATGACCGCCTGATCTACAGATTTTACCCATACTGGGACTCAAAACTCAACTCGCGGGTATGGGGAAACACCTGGAAGCTCGAACCGGACGAGGTAGAGCGCCTAAACAGGTGGGGTCCCTACGGAATGTCGAGGGCGAACCTCTCTTTTCGGCGCGAAATCATCAAGTCGGACGAGGAAATCCGCAAAGACCCGAAGCTATTCGACCTCTGGTATCCTTCGGACGATATTTCGTGCTGGATTACGGCCGGCGGAGGCGTAATCCCCGCAAACTGCCTCGAAAAGCACATCAACTCCACGGAACTGGTGCCCTGGGACGCCGCCGGCAGCTATATTGAGTACCATCCACCTCGTATAGGTGCACTTTACTGCATCGGATCGGACCCGAGCGGCTTCGCGGCGCGAGATCACTCGTCATTTCAGGTGCTGGAGGTCTGGCGGGGGAAGTGGAGGCAGGTCGCGACCTTCGCAGGGCACGTAGACCCCGTCCTGACCACTCGAAAGCTCGTCGAAGTAGGTCTCCGCTACAATAAAGCGCTCATCGGGGTGGAATCCAACGGCGTAGGGCAGGGCGTTCTGACTGCACTGGTGCAGGCGAACTATCCGAACATCTACTTTCAGGGTCTGAACAACCCTGGACTCGCTACTACGGGAGCATCTCAGCAAGGACACCTCGCAGACCTCACCACAGCGCTCATGGACACCCTCGTCCTGCACGACAAAGACACTGTGGAGCAGCTCGCCACGTACAAGGGCGACAAACTGTTCCAGACGGCAGTCTCCACCGAGACTATGCGTAACGCCACGCAGATATTCTCGGAATCTGGGACGGGGCGCAGGGCTAAGCACCACTGGGACAAGGTAAGCGCCCTAATCGTGGCTGTGCAGATGGCTAAGCAGATGCCTCAGCACTTCGAGCCCTCCTCGGACAGTGAGCTGCCCGCGTACCTTCGGGAAGGGCTCAGGGCGGGGAGGAGAATCGACCACGAGAACCCCAACCTGGACGACGAGATTGCCAAGCTGTCCCCCCAGGAGCGCGCCGTGTGGGATAAGCTCGTGGCGAGGTCCCGAGGTGGAGGCTCCGCATGGGGCTCCGGGTCCTCCAAGGTCAGCGCATGGTAGACGTTGACAATCTTCAGACGATGGGGTAGGACGTAGGTATGGACCAGTCAGCTCGCTCCGGCCCCGCCTCGAACCAGCTCAAACCCTCCCCGGGGATGGCTGACAAGTTCGTGATTGACCTGATCGCTCGCCACCAGGAGGCTGTGGACCGCCACGCGGCACCCTTCTACGCCAAGGTCCACCTCCAGTACGTCGGCAAGGCCGCGATGGACGAGGCCGGAGGCATCAAGACGTCGCTTCTGGGGCGGGACTCCAACGATGAAGGGGACGGCTACCTCCAGGAGCCGATCCTCTTCCAGCTCATGGACACTCTGGCGGCCACGGTCACGCCGCCCATGCCCGCCGTCGAGATCCTGCCACAGAACCTTGAGATCACGATGAGCGCGGCGCAGACGGCGCAGGCGATCGTCAATAACGCCTTCCGCAGGCGGCGTCTCTCCGTAGAACTGGGCAGGGCGGTCGTCTATACCGGCCTCTTCGGGCACGCCTACACGTCGACGACGTGGTCCGAAGACGAGATGCTCCCGCGGTTCGACGTCATCCACCCGAAGGACCTGTTCGTCGACCCTCTCGCGAAGAAGTGGGACGACGTGCGGTACGTGGTCCACAGGGTGATCGTGCCTGCTGAGGAGGTCCGCATCCGAGGGCAGAACGGGGTATATCCCGCGGACGCGGTGGAGCGCGTGCTCAAAGGAGCCTCCCCTGCGTCGTCCTCGTCGGTCTATTCGACGGCAAGGTACTACCTCGACGAGATCAACTTCGGGTCGCACCCTCAGACTGAGATGACGCTCTCGGATGAGGCCACTCGGCATGAGCAGACCCTCGAAAACGTGTGTCTCGTGTACCAGGTCTATGACTTCGTACACAATCAACTGATCCACGTAGCCGCGCAGTATCGAGGGGGTGCCAAGGAGGTCGTGTTCCGAGAACGTCTGCCGTACACGCTCGTCAGGAACCCGTTCTCGATGCTCCGCTTCACGGATTCCCTGGACAGCCTCCGGGGAGTGAGCCTTGCACAGTTGGTGGTGCCCCTCATCGACCAGCACCACAAGCTCAAGACCCTGCGGCTGCGACATGCGGCGTCGATGATCCCCCGGACGCTGATGCGCGCGGACATCGTGCAGAACCCGGAGGCTGTGCAGGCGGCCATCCTCAGTGCGGCGACCCCCGGGCACACCATCCCCGTGTCCATGACCGGCAGCGGCACGCAGCACATCCCGCTGGAGGCGCTCTTCTGGTCAACGCCTACGCCCCCGATGCCCCCCGACTACGACAAGACCCTGAAGGAGCTGGAGGACGCCATCTTCGCCACCGCAGGGATCTCGCCCTTCCAGCGAGGCCAGATCGGCGAGAGTCGCGTGGCTACGGAGCTGGCGCTGGCGGATGCCTCAAACCAGACCCGGCAAGGACGCATCTTCCAGGCGGTAGGCTTCCACATCGAAGACTTGGCCCGAAAGACCCTGGATCTCTATGCGGAGTTCCTGGCATCGAACAGCCTTGCGCTGCGTATCGGTAGCAGGATGCAGGAGATTCAGGCAGAGAACCTGCCTTTCATTCCGGGCATCTCCACGGTAGGTACTGTGGACATCTCCGTTACGCCGTATAGCCCGCAGGAGCAGACCCGGGCAGTGCTGGCGAATAAGCTGATGATGTTCGCCCCGTTCCTGCAGAGCGTCAACCCTCAGGCGATGGATAACCAGAAGGTTATGGAGTACGCCTTGGCGGTAGCAGGCTTGCCGGGGAACCTCGTGAAGTCCCTGGAGCAGCAGGCTGAAGAAGCTGAGGCGATGGCCTCGGCAGCAGAGGCCGAGGCTGCGGAGGCTCAGGGAAGTCCTCCCGCAGGGGAGTTGCCCGTGGTCCCCGGAGTGGTTACCAAGGGTGGAGATACCCAGGCGACCCAGAGGGCGGGATCTCCCCGCGCGATCGGGAGCATGGTTGGAGGCGCCGGCAAGCGTCGGTAGCCAGGAGGTTCGATGGACAGCACCCTTCGCAATCGGCCGCGCGCCGGCAGCTACAGCCCCTACAAGGACATGCTCGGCAATAAGGCCGGAGCGGAGGCTTTCGAGGCCCCGCTCGCCGAGGAGGACGCTCCCGAGGCGCAGACCCCTGCCCAAGGCGTCCAGGAAGGCATCCGCATGGTGGACGCCTACGCCCCCGGCCCGGACGACTACACCTTCGAGGACCTGGAGAAGTCGTACAACTACACCATCCGCCCGGACGGGGACATCTACTTCCACAACAAGGCCAAGGGCCGGAAGGGCGTGATCCCCGCAGGGGACACGTCCCCCCGCGCGGCCAAGGCGCGTGCGGCCATCCTCGCCATGAAGGACAAGGCCCCGCGGGCCATGCCTGCGGAGCCCCCGAACATGTCCCTGCGAGGCCCGGCGCCGGGAACCACCGCCGACGTGTCGACGGCGGATTTCGAGAAGTCCAAGGGCGCGCGCTAAGGGCGCCCCAACCTACGAGAGGCACCCATGTCCATTTCCGAGATGCCCCCGCCGCCGAGCGGCGCTCCTGCCCCGTCCGAAGATGAAGCCCTCGTCAGCGTCATCTTGGAGGTGGTAGTCACCGGACTCCCTGAGCTCCTGAAGCAGGACCCCGCGTTCAAGGCCGCCATGCTCGAGGCCCTCGGCATGGGTGCTGAGGGGGCGCCCCCCGCGGAAGGTGACGAGGACATCGACGCCCTCCTCGAAGGCTTCGGTGGCGAAGGCGACGACGAGAGCATCGACGCCCTACTCGAAGGCTTCGAGGGGGTTGGCGGCGGCGCCGACTTCGAGAACCTCGGCTAAGCACGCGATCGTTGACGATATAGGAGAGGTCATGCCCTTCGTAGGATACAGGTGCTGCGACAAGGACAGGGAAGAGTTCATCTTTCCTGATGAGGTCGACCAGAGGCAGTCTTCGGACGGCAAGTTCGAGGTAGTCTGTGAGGTGTGCGGAAGTAAGCATACCGAGAAGCCGTTCATGGCGGTCTCTCTCGGTAAGCTACCCGCCGCCTACGGGGGCAAGACCGTCAAGGAGGTGGACGCGGAATACGCGCACCTCGAAGGGGTGAAGCACCTCGAAAGAGGCACCCTGGCGCACAGGCAGCACGTCGACTCGTTACGGGAGGTCGGGGAGAAGAACGCGAAGGAGGCGGGATACAAAGATCGCAGGCACATGCGCCGCTGCGTGCGTGATCGTAAGAACATCGCCGCGCAAGGGGGTGCGTGATGGAAGACGGAACTGCACAGGCGGCAGCGTCCTCGGAGGCCCCGGCAGCAGCCCCTTCGACTGCCTCGGCGCCCGTCGAGGTAGCGCCTGCACCTTCCGACCCGACAGCCGTAGCCTACGACTGGGACTCTTGGACACCTGACAGCGATGTCCCCGAGGAGTACCGTCCTGGCGTAGGGCGTGTGCGTAAGCACTACGAAGAACAACTGCAGAAGCGCGAAAGGGACGAGGCGGATCTGAGGGCGTTCCTGCTCGGAGAGAGTGAGGACAACCCGTTCATCGCCAAGTCCGAGTACGAGCAAGGGCTGCAGAAACTCCGAGAGCTGGAGGAGCAGAGCAGCTCCTGGACTAAGGAGAAGCAGGAACTCCTCGATAAGTTGAGCGCCGCTCCCGACCCGGACAAGCTGAGGCAGGACATCCGGCAAGAGGTACTGGCAGAGGTGCTTCAGTACGGAGAGACCGAGGGCCGGAGAGACGCAGAGACGTTCGCCTCAGATTATCTCGACTCCCTACCTCCCGCAGAGGCGGAGGCCAAGGCCGCTGCAGCCGTTGAGCTGCTGGATGACGGCGTGGACACAGCCGTCGCGTTCGAGGCTGTGAGGCTGGGGAGTGAGGCGTTCAAGGACTTCAAGGACCTGCTGAGCGCCGGCGCGGACCCGGGCAAGGCCCTGGCGAAGGCTAAGGAGATCGATGGGCGAAAAGCTAAACGTCCCTCCCTCGGAGCGCAGTTGACAAGTGCCTCACACAAGGTTAGCGTTCTTGGCAACCGGGAAGGGGCCGAGGTACAAAAGCCTTCTTCCGGGTCGGCAAGGGAGAGCCGTCTTCGGCGCCTCGGCCTCTGACCCCTCTACACCCATAGGAGCCTAAGATGGCCCTCCCCGAACATCCGCTGTTTGCCGGCATTGATCCCAAGCGCATCCCCGAAGCCCACCGCAAGATTAGCGAGACCTGGGAGAACAAGGTCGCCCTCTTCGAGCCCGCCGCCGCGATGATCGAGACCCTCGGTAAGCCGCTGGTGATGACCCAGCAGCACATCGAGGCCAAGTACCACCACGGCTGGGACGTTGACGCCATCCAGCTCAACGACGGCACGGAACTGCCGACCTTCACGGAAGGTCAGCAGGATACCAAGTTGATGTTCTCCGAGGTCACCATGATCCGGGG